TGATAAAGCATGGGACACCATATGGTGAACCAACATAACCAGCAGCGTTGGTAAAGCCTTCACCAAAACCTTCAACGGTCTGACGACCAACTGAAGCGTAGGTTGCAAAGTCATCAAACTCTGCACGAAGCTTGGCCCAGCTATTTGGGTGAAATACTGCGAAGTATGGTCCAGGAGCATTTGCAGCTTCAAGAGTTGCAATTGCTTCACGGAAGTCAGCAGCGTCCATTGCGTTGTTATTGTCATTGACATGTGTTGTAAAGTCCATTGCGTCAAGAAGAAGACCATCTTCGTCTTGTGCAAGTGCACGACCAAGCTGATCACCATAAGGAGCAAGGTCCTGGAATGGGTCGGCATGGAGTGTGCGCTTTGAAATTTGAACATATGTACCACGCTCAACTGGTGTCAATGTGACGCCATCTGAGCTCATTGTGGTGCTTGAAGGAGCAACGCCTTCGGTTAGTGAAGCCACGGCGACGCTTTGGAAGCGTGGGACTACAATTGAACCTGCGCCAGCAGGAACTGCATAACCACGAACCAAAGGACGCATGACTCTGTTTGCATAAGCAGCTGACTGAGCATCTGCTGATACAATTTGACCAATAAGGTCATTCAGTGTTGTACTATTTGAAATAGCCATGTGTTATTTTCCTTTAATTGTTTTCAATTTGATTTGATGAAGTTCTAAGTAAATCTCTATACAAATCTCTTATATTATTCCTAGCAATTGGATCCTTTTTAATCTCATTAAGGTTTCTTGAACCAAGAACGCCAGTTGGATAAGGACTTTCTTTGCTTGGAGTATTTGGATTTGGCGAGATTGCTTTTGGGACTTTTTTAGGTTCAACCTTTTCAGTCTCAGAAACTCCACCAACAAATTGCGGAAACTTCTCCAGGAAATTGTCTACAGCTTGAGATGGAGACATACCATCTTTAAAATCGACCCATTCAGGATTAGCTTTTACGCCTCTTCTGACTAGTTCATTTTCAATTCTAACGGTATGAATTTGTTTTTCAAGAATTTTATATTGATCAAGTTCTTGTCTTGTTTCTTTAAGCTCAGTTCTGTATTTAGCAGCTTCTGCTCTTAAAGTTTTGACATATTCTTTATCAAAACTCTCGGGTGATTCATTGTCACTCATTTATCCTCCAGGGATGTGTTTTCGGCACCAGGCCTACATCTATAGTAATATATAATACCACAAAGTTATCTAACTATCCTAACGAAATGATATTGGTTTAACTTGCTGAAAAGAAACCTTTGCTGCAGTGGGATTAGATAAATTAACTCTAAGTCCTGATTTAAATGCTAATGATTTAATTCTTTCTTGATTAACTGCTTGTTTTGCTAAATTAAATAAAGCTGGATTTATTGGAAATGCTTGACCATATCCTTGACCACCTGTAAATCCCCTACTGGGCCCAGTGTTTGGCAAAGCGGCACCGGGTGTATTTATTCTTTGAACATCTGCCACACTTAAACGTTCACCAGGAGTAAGAGTTCTACCAACATATTTTGATAATATTCCAGCATTTGAACTGCTAACAATTTTATTAGACATTGGTTGTGGTTTTGGTTTTGCGGGTGCCGACGGTGCGCCAGTTGAATAACTAACTAATACTTCATTGGTTTGGAAGTCGCCTTTAATATTTTCAACCGTAACATATTGACCACCAATAATATTTTGAGGACTTAATACATTCTTCTCTGCTGTAGTTGGTGTATATTCTGATGTATCACGTAGACTTGGTAATTTAAGATTGCTATGACCAGTCCCATAATCTATTGAAACATTTGATAATGGAAAGTTGCCTTGTACTTTTTCTACAACTACAGTTCCAGTCTGACCAATTGGTGCCCTAACAAGACTTTGACCAGGTTGTAATCCTGGTGCGCCTGCAAGATTTCTTGGTGATCTTCTAATTAATTTAGTCATATTATTTACCTCTTTTAATTATTTCTGGCCCATATATATATGCAAATGGTTGTGGTTTAATTTCTATAGACACTAAAGCCGCAGGACCATCAATGCCAGAACCACGAGGAGGTAAACCATATATTTTCTTTTGATTTTTAGTAGGACTAGTGGCATTTGGTGGAAATGGATCATTAACTATTTTTACAGAATTACGGGCCTTTGTTTCTGCAAGAATGCCGTATTCAGCTGGACCACTATTTTTTTTAAGGCTTCTATTAACTACCGTAAGTCTTTTAAGTGCCATTATTTGCCTTTTAACATTGGAAAGAATCTATTTGGTGGCACAACTGGATTTATAATTGGTAAGTTAAATTTAACAGGAGCTTTGCCTGCTGGCATTATAGGTAAACCAAATCTTATACCAGATCCAGGTTGAGTAGGAATTGGAAAAGAAACTCTTGGTTGAGCTATAATTGGTAAACCATATCTTCCCGGAATCCCACCATCTCTAACTATCGGCATACCGAATCTTACTGAAGCCATTATTGACCTCCCTCTATAGGCGGAATGTATGGAGTTTGTTTATCTCTTTTTAGCGTTGCCATTTTGGACCTTTCTTTGTTCTGCCCTAGCAATTGCTAATGCTTGTTCTTTTGATGTAACCAATTTTCCGTTGCTAGATTTTAATGTTCCAGCCGCAAATTCTTGCATTACTTTTTCAAACTTATCCATTATAGTACTTCACTATTGGAGTTTATCATACCAGATTGTGTCATATTTGTTAAGTATTCAGCTTCTGCTTCTACTTCTGACATATGTGGATCTCTGCGCATAATCTCATCAATTGGAGAAGAAATGCCAAGTCTAATATCTCTTTCAAGACTTTCCTCTTGTGAAGAATACGGAAGTATTGATTCTTCTGGCCATTTAATTTTAAGATCATTAATTGGTTGATAACCGCCAATTGCGCAAATCATATTAGCCAATTGCATTTCATATATTTGATATCTATTTGATTTTTCTTGGAAAACTTTCCATAGAGGGAACCAGCGAACCATGAGCTCTCGGCCCGACTGGCCTTCCCCTCCCTCTACGGAAATGCGAGGCACGCTGGACGTAGTGTACAAGCGATCCTCGAGGTACTTAATAAAATCTAATGACTCTGCAATCTTTGGGTCTAGTTTAAGAACGTTTGCAGTAGCACCTTCTGGAATATTCACTGCTCTACCAGGATGTACTACAACTGTTTCTCCTGATTTAAATCCTGAGAATACAATTGGTGTACCCGATTGCATTTTAATTGTATATCCTATGTGTGTAAGAAGCTGATTAATATGAGAATTAAGCTTGCGTACAACAGTTGCGATTGGATATCCGATATATGCATTGTGTACTTCTTCGCCTTGAAAGTTAACAAAAGGTAAAAACCCAAGTTCATTTGTTTCTGACACTACAACTTGTTGACCCTCATATGCTACCACAGAATCTGGAGTCCATATTTGTTGTAAAATTACTTTTTCTATTTGTGGTTGTTTGCGACCATCGGAAGTAACAGGTGCACCATCAACCAATCTTGATAATATTCTAGTTAAGGCAATAGCATCAGCAGTATTAGGATCGTCGTCATTGCCAGCAGAAGAAAATTCAGTAGCATCATAAAGGGCCAACCTAATACCACCAGGAAGACCTTCATCAGGAGTAGGGTGTAGTAATACGCTGCCAGTAAGTTCTGCATACAAATCCACCTTTCCAAGTAATGAATCTATTTTATTATCTTTATAAACTTGTTCAATAAAATTAATTGATTGAGCTGGACCATCCCATTCGCGAACCAATGGTCTAGCATATAGCATTGAACATCTCTTGGACATTATTGGTTTAGTTATGTTCATTGTAACAGGATTTACGTCATCATTCATTAAAATAACATCATTTTCCTGTTTGCCGTAATAATAACTTTTATTAAGTTCTGCGGCTTCTTTTCTTTCTTTTTCTTCTAAATTATATGTTTCTGAAAAAGCTCTTTGTGTTGCCGCAATGGGCATTGTGTCCCATGCACTAAAATTTGTTGGCATTATAGTTCTCCGTTGCATTGTCTACATAGATATGGAGGCTGGTGCTTTGCAGTCTTGCTAGGAAAAGCTGATCTGCATTGCTGACAGCGTTTCATAACAACTCTTGATTTAGACTGTAAGTCCATACCATAATTATACTGTTCTGGCACCTCAGTAATCCATTTATTTTGATTAAATACGTTAACGAAGAAGTATCTAATTGCGTCACACATGTGATCATGTATTCCGTCTTTTAATGCCTCTTCATTGATTGTTTCATACTTTTGACTAGACTTATTGTAAGTATAGCCAGAAAGAGATCTTATTGTTTCTCTACAGTTATTAGTAACGTAAAATTTGATTGATCCATCAGCTGATTTAACAAAGGATCTAACTAAGGCTATACCTGGAGCTATTTCAGAGCCTTTATTAGCCACATGCCAGCGATGTGGACTCATTCTTAAGCTGTCTACTGGCGATATACCTGATGATAATTCTGCGGCATTGCCTGCAGGATCTGTTAATATTTCTTTAACTGCAGTTCTATTTAAATTATGCAATGCAAGTTTAGCTATAATTAATTCTTCTATTTGATCTATACTTTTTCTGGTTACATACAATTCATCAAACTGTATGATTTGCTGCAGAACATTGTTTACAGCCATAAAACAAACAGCTGTAGGGTTGGCAAAGCCAAAGTCCATACCAAGATATATATCCCAATCATGCCAAGATGGAGAACCAGCATCTATAATGTTATCCTCAGTAAAGTTATCATAAACAAGACCTTCTTTAGTTATAAACTCTGCAAGATATTCTTGTCTAAAATCCATTTCTGATACTGTTTGTGCTGCTTGTTTTAATTCTTCTTGGGTTATTAAAGGATTCTTCCAAGTTGGCCAATGATCGTATAACCAAAGATCATCTGAATTAGCAATAGACGCCTGATCGTAAAACCAATTGCGACCATTAGGTGTTGATATTAATATAACCTTACCTTGTCTATCTGACAAAGCTGGTCTTAAAGCTCTTGTCCAAATATCTTGAGATATAAATGCAGCCTCGTCTATTATAAGATAAGTTAAACCTCTACCGTCTTAACGACCTTTCGTTGTCTGCGCCCTTAAATGACATCATTGAACCATTCTTAAATTTAACTCTTAATAGTGTTTCATGAACTGATTCAATCGCTGGTTCTAAATCTTCTTGATATTCTTTAAACTCTTCCCAGCCTATCTCTCTAGCCATACTAATAGTAGGCGCAACCCACCATGCATTTGCTTGTGGTAA